GTCGACCGCCGCATCAACTCGCACCGGCATGCGCACCTGTGCGCGCTCGGGCTCGACCGGCTGCAGGGCTACGGCCTGCATATCTCGGTGCCGGAGCAGACGGACGAAGGCCTGCGCTTCGGCGGCGCGGTCAATTCGTAGCCTTCCCATAGTCCTGCCCGCCACGCCCCGGCATCGTCCCTAGCATGGGAAAACTACGCGACCAGCTCGCCAGCGTCCGCTTTCATTGCGACGACTGCGACGAGCGTTTCGAAACCGAGCCCGCGCGCATCGAGGATGCGCCGGACGACGCACACCACCCGTGGCGCTACTTCGCGCCATGCCCTATCTGCCGCAAGGAATCCCCGCAGGATCGCCAGCACCGCCACCTGCTGAAGATGTGGGCCAACGCCACCGGCCCGAAAACCGACGAAGGCAAGGCCGCGGTATCGGCGAACCTTGAAGGCCACCCCACCCAGGAGGAAAGCCGCCGCACGCGCTTCAACGCGCTCAAGCACGGCCTGCATGCCAAGACCGCCACCTACTGGCCGGCCAAGCCCGGGCAATACCCGCACTGCCGTGGCTGCGAATACCTCGACAACATCTGCTGGAAACAGGTCGCCTGCCTCAAGCGCACCGAGCTGCTGCTGAAACACCAGATCGCCTTCGAGACCGGCGACCCCGGCCTGCTGGTGGACCTGCGCGCGCAGCTGCACGCCAACGTGCAGGCGCTGCTCGACGACATGATCCTCGCGCTGGCGCAGGACGGCGTGCGCCTGAAAACCCCGGAGTGGTACTACAGCGCGGACGGCAAGTTGCATTTCGTCAACTGGACCGACGAAGCCGGCGTGCAGCACCAGCTGCACAAGATCGAGCAACACCCGCTGCTGCGCACGCTCGGCGATCTCATTGCCAAGTTGAACCTTGGCCTCGCCGACCAGGGCATGACGCCCAAGGTGCAGGACGACAACGACGTCATCCGCGGCCACTTGGCCGGCGATGCGAAAACCAAGGAACAGGCGCTGGACTACCAGCACCGCCAGACCGCGCTGCTCGAAGGGTTGGGCGCGCTGATCATGCGCTCGCGCGAGAAGGCGGCGGCCGATCCGGTGTTGCTCGAGCACAGCCAGGGGAGTGCGGAGACGTGATCGACGGGGTCGACTGGTACGCGATGGCAGAAGCCGCTCGCGACGGCAGCGAAGTGATCCTGCTGGTACGGCATGCGAGCTGGTCGCATGCGTCCGATGCCGATCGCCACATCTGGCAAGCCGAAGTTCGCGGACGGTGGACCGCGCACAACGGTGGCGGCTGGACATGGTGGGGCCTGGCCGGCGCGCCGATTGCCTGGCGCCCGGCCACCGTTCGCGACCCGGTGCCGATCGATGCCTGAGCGCCTCTCCCGCGGCGATCGCCTGCGCGCGCGCAACCTCGCGGAAGTGGAGGTCATGCGCTACGCGGACGACCACGCCCTGTGGCACAAGCACGTGCACGACGTGACGCTCGACCCGATGCAAATCCTCAAGTGCATCGAGATGGACCGCTCGCGCAACAGCATCGATTTCAGTTGTCGCCGCACCGGCAAGACAGCGGTGAAGGAAATGTATCTGCTGCAGTACCTGGCCACCACCGCCGACCAGGAACTCGGCATCGTCGCGCCGCGCGAGGCGCAATCCATCGTCAACCTCACCTATCACCTCGAAGCGATCCGCCGCAGCCCCATCCTCAGCGCCTGGGTCAACTACAAATCCAACCGCCTGCAGATGGCGGATACCTACTACCAGTTCGCCAACCGCTCGATCGCGCGCGCCTACGGCATCATGGCCAACGTCGACGGCGGCGACCTCACCGCGGCATCGCTGGAAGAGGTCGACGACATGCCGCGCGACCGGCTGTTCGGCCGCTTCCTCTTGATGATGGGTTCCGCGCGGCGCATGGGCGCCAGCGAAGGCAGCAAGAACGCCCCGCAGATCCGCATCACCGGCGTGTTCAAGGGCGCCGACACGCTCACCGATCTCATTGCCGGCGGCCACTACGCGGTGCTGCCCACGGTCGACGTCTACCTCGGCATGGAGCTGGGCATCCTCAACGCCGAGTTCATGCGCCAGATGCAGAGCGAGCTGGACCCGGACGAATACATCCGCCAGCTGCTGTGCAAGAACATCTCCAGCCGCAACCTGATCTGGGAGAACAAGGTCCGCGCCGCGATGCAGCTCGGCGTCAAGGCGCAGCTCGCGCTGGTCGAGCCCACGCCGTTCGATACCTACAAGAAGCGCGGCCTGATCGGCTTCGGCTACGACGCCAGCGGCCACGGCGAAAACCCGACTAGCTCCAAGCATGCGTTCGTCGTCACCGAGCAGATCGGCAACTTCCTCGCGTTTCCGTTCGTCAAGCAGTGGCCCGCCGGCACCGACGAAACCACGGTGAAAAACGACCTGCGCGCGTTCTGGCGCTACTTCCGCCCCGATACCGCCATTGGCGATGCCTACGGCGTCGGCATGCTCACCGCATTGAACGACGACCTCTTCACCGAAGGCCTCACGCCGATCGACCGCCGCGCCATCGGCGAAGGCGAAAGCACCGCCAGCACCTGGCAGGACTGGGCGTTCTCGCCGCTGCGCTTCGAAGGCATGACCAAGCACCAGATGGCGATGGCCGTGCGCGCCGTGTTCCATGGCGACCACGCGGTGATTCCCTACTTCGACGACCAGAACCCGCGCGACGAATCCACCGCCGGCATGCGCGCGTTCGTGCGCCAGCTGCCCAACATCGTCAGCAAGCCCACCAAGGTCAGCTACGCCAGCTACAAGATGGCCGACGCGAAAAAGGGCGACGACCTCTTCGACGCCTGCATGGCCGCGGTTTGGGGCCTCGCCACGCGCGGCGCCATGGCCGGCCCCACCGTGATCCTTTCCACCACCCGCACGCGCGAGCAGCTGCTCGCGCCCGCCGCCTGACCGGAGCGACCCATGGGAATTCTCGATCTCTTCCGCCGCACCGGCCGCACTGCACCGGCCGCCCCCGACGGCGCCATTGCCCTGCCTGGCGAGCGCCCGCCAGGCGCCAGCGAAACCGGCCAGCGCGCCACGCCGGAAGCCGCGGCCCAGCGCCTCTACCGCATGCTGTGGGTCGACCCGGCCCTGCGTGCGTCGATCCTGCAGATCCGCAGCATGGATAGGCTCGATGGCCGCGTGAAGAAGATCCACGCGCGCACCAGCCGCGCCGCCGCCAAGGGCGGGTTGATCCTCAAGGCCAGCGGCCAACCCAAGCGCCTGCAGCGCGAGTTCGATGCCCTGGTCAAGCGCCTGCACCTGGATCGTCGCGACAAGCTCGAAAGCGACATCCGCGGCCTGATGATGGAAGGCAACCTGCCCATGCAATGGGTGCTCGATGCGGACCAGGCGCAGGTGGTCAGTTGCGCGCGCATGCCGGCGGAAACCCTCCGCCCGCTGGTCGGGCCCTCCGGCACGTTCACCGATGCGGCCAAGGCCTACGAGCAGTTCGATCTCAGCCAAGGGCGCGTCATCGCCACGTTCGGCCTGTGGCAGCTCACCGTCGCGCGCCTGACGCCGGATAACTACGACGACTTCGGCGCGCCCGGCCGCCCCTACCTCGACGCCACCCGCGGCTGCTGGCAGAAGCTGGCCATGACCGAGGAAGACACCGTCATCCGCCGCCGCATGCGCGCACCGCTGCGCATGGCCCACGTGCTGGAAGGCGCCACGCCGGAGGATCTCGCCACCTACCGATTGCAGGTGGAGAAAGACCAGGCGGACGGCAACTTCCGCGATTACTACATGAACAAGAAAGGCGGCGTCACCGCCCTGCAGGGCGACGCCAACCTGGAACAAATCGCCGACGTGGTGCACCTGCTCGATACCTTCTTCGCCGGCGCGCCCGCACCCAAGGGCCTGTTCGGCTACAGCGAGGGGTTGAACCGCGACATCCTCGCCGACCTGCAGCAGGATTTTTTCGACGAGATCGACGCCCTGCAGGACAACACCGCCTGGGTCTACGAAAGCGGCTTCCGCCTGCACCTGCTGCTGCAAGGCCTCAACCCGGACAGCTACGATTTCTGCGTCGAGTTCGCCGAACGCCGCACCGATACGCCCAACCAGCGCGCGGACCTGGCGCTCAAATACCAGGCGCTGGGCCTCGCCCGGGAAACCATCTGGGACGCCGCCGGCGTCGACGTCGCCGCGGCGACGCGCGCGATCGACAAGGAGCGCGCAGAAGCGGAGCCCTACCCGGAGGATGGCCTCGATA